AAAAAAGTCAGGTTTCTTTATCTTACGTCCTGAACGTCGAGGATTCATTATAACATATTAGTAATTACTGTTTAAGTATCTTTATAATATTGGAAGTTAAACGATGTATTCTAGCTGTATTTTTTTTACAAATAGGGCATAATTGCTTGATTTCACTACATTTTTTTATTTCATACGACATGACAGAACTCTCATGGAATCCACTGATCATCTCGCAGTACTTGGAATTTGTTAGTGCTAAGAAGTTGTTCCCTTTTTTGGTGATGGTCAAAACCTGTAAGTCATTTGAATTATTCATGTACGTCTTGATAAATAATTCGAGAGGCTTTTTAACGTCACCATACTTTACAGGTGGTTTAGAGACTCTCGTTTTGATTTCTGGACACTTTTCGATGTCCCCCTTTTCTGGATACAACCGCTGAACGATAACAGATGGTAGTTGATATCTTCGACCACAAAAGTCTTTACAAAACCCATCGCGGCGTCCTCTGAGTGTTTCACATAGACAAAAACATTTTTGAAGAATTGTTTGTCCGCTCACAATAAACCATACATGATTAGATCCATGTTCTCTTCTGAGATTTTCACAATATTTTGAAGTTGTCTGAGCGAGATATGTATCCTTCTTCTTGAAAAGTTTCGGTATATATGCATTTGACTGCCCCTCCATATTTGTTCGAACAAACTCTTCAATCATACCCCTCAATACATCGTCACGCACTTCATCCTTTGTCTGTGATGTCGTAAAAGATCCCTCTTTGATTCTCGTCGATGGGGGTTCCACGTGAATTGTCTGTGTTACATTGGTACGAACAACGGCCATTTCTAGGATTTCTAATGTTGGTTCCTGACCAATCTGTAATATGGCACTGAGAGGGGGTCCTGGCTTATACACGAAAACTGGGAGATAAGCAAGTTGATCTACTTTACCTTTGTCACAATCCGAACACCCTTGACCACCACATACATTATGTTTCACCCTTTTGTAAGACCACGGCATACGAAAACCACTTCCGCGCGTTTTTCGTGTAGCATCTCCATATACAGCAGCATCTATGATATCATTCCAGTCTGTTCCACCCTTAGCTTTAGAGAGAGCTACAAGAATATGCTCACGAAGTGCGATAGCAGATGGTTGATCTACAACAAAACCCTTCCAGTTAAGATGCACACCAGTTTTGATAAGATCACCACACTTTTTGGGTGGCGAGACGGAAATGAGACAATCACGACCACCATATGATTTAACCTTATCACATATAACCTTGCATATACTTTTGATATCATCTAGCTCTAGTGCAGTGTCATCTTTGTAATCGATATCCACAAAAAAGTTATACGTATCGCTTTTTTGTTCAACGACGTAAAGTCTTTCACCCGACTTCACTGCCTCGATATACCTCTCATGAAAATCATTCAATTTATCAAATGGCACGGAGAGGACACCACCGTCCATGAGCACATGTGATAGATTGGTTGCATTGTTAAACTTCTGATTTGCACACCAACTCTTAAACATATCTATGTAAAGACCCTATTCTCTAAACCACCTCATACAAGAAACATCCTGGTATTCCTTTCCTTGAGAAAGCTCTTTTTTTATAGTTAAAAGTTCATATACAGTTTTAGATTCATTTTCCTGGATCCATTCGGCAATTTCTTGCTCACACAGACCTCTATTTTTTTCGAGGAGCTCAGATATTTGCCTCAATATGTAAGCCTTAGACTTCATTATTTTATAGAAAATGTTTTTCTATTAAAAGAACTCACACAGGCATAGAATTGGGGGTTATTGATCACATTATCTATAATAAGCTTCCATCGCTTACGTGTGTTAAATTCATCTAGGGTATCGTAACTCATGAAATCATTTTCATCATAAGTCTTTCTGATTGGTTGTTTCAACATTTTTTTCAGATTTGTTTTGTGCTTCTCTTCATAAAACTTTTTGATTTGTGTATGTTGCTCAGAACGTGTGAAATTCACGAAGAATATAAAGACATTATATTCGAGGTCCACTGTGGGACTTTCTTTGACAGTAAATTTGAATTCGGTATATTCGCCATTTTTTAGGGAAACCACACCTCGTGTCTCTTCCTCTAACTCTCTAAGGGCACATCGAAGGGGGTTGAAAATTTCTCTTCGCCTGCATCCACCAGTGACAAAAATCCAATCCGTGAATCGACGATCCCTCACCGTGAGGAATCTCGGTTTCCCATCAATAAAGCTAACCGGTATTGCAATCGCTTTGTACTTTTTCATTGCGCATTCGCAAGTTATAATAAGAGGATATGTTTATTCAGCTACTTTTCCCCCTTTTGAACGTCGGTCTCTGGTTCTGGTTCTGGTTCTGGCTCTGGCTCTTTGGTGGGCTTCTGTTCTACTGGGGCGCTAAGATGCTTAACAACCTGGGACGAGAACATCTTGAAAGAGTTCATTTCCTCCTTGGTCTTGTTCATTTCTCTGAAGAGGAAGATAATACCCACAGCACAAATGATGGTTGCAGTTAGCATGAGAGTGTCGCGATTTACAGGAATCATATAATTATCTTTGTACTTTTCCTTTTAAGTAATTACACCCATAATGGTTCTACCCGGGGGAGGGCATTCATAGGGTGACTGGGCAAATTGGACGGCTTCGTAATGCGTATTTTCACATGATTTTTGGGTCGGTGGTGTGGGCTGACCGACAAACTTTTCAAGTGTCCTGGACTTTGGATCATACGTCAATACAAAAACGATGGCGAGGAGGAAGATAACCTTCCAAAACATAGTTACTAATTAGTTAGAATATAAAAGACCACCCATACCATTCTCAATGCGGAGCACGTTGTAATTGACCGCGTAGATGTCCTTGTCACTGTTGGCAGTATCATTCACGATACGGGCCGAATCAAGGCGGGAGAAGTTGAGAGAACCGGTGGGTTGAAGCTTACCAGACTCGAGGCAGAAGGGGTAGAAGAAGAGCTTGGTACCACGAGCATCATTCGCATGAGAGGTGTGGTAGTAAAGGGGCACACTGGTGAAGTTGGGGTTGGCAAACTTATAGTCTGCCACGTCTGTACCGTTAATCTGAAGCTTAAGCTTATTACCGGCGGTGCTCACCATGGTGACGTTCGTGGAGTCACCGGCAGCTAGATACTTCACAGGATGATTAAAGTTCAGTTCCTGAATCTTGGAGTTAGAAGCCACAGCCTTCTGCACCTGGGTCATGATCATGTTCTGAGGTTGAGAAGCGAACATCTCACGCTCCTGGGTGTCCAAATAGGCATAGTTCGCGTAGACCTCCCACTTGGAGCCAGCGGCCTCACCACCCCAAGTAATGCGAAGCTCGACATCGTGGTACTGGAGACTAATGAGGGGAAGCGCCGACTGCCAGTTTTCACAGAAAGCAAACCTGAGAGGGTAGAACGAAACGGAGCTGGTACCATCATAGAGACCGGCGGCGACCGACTTTGAAGAAGAGTGCGCGGAGAGAGTGGGGGCAATGAGAGTAGAATAGGTCGAATCCTGGTCATCAATAACTTGCCCGCCCACAAGGAGTTCAACCTTGGAGATCACTGTGGTCCAGTTAGTGAAAGCATTGGCGGCGGAACCATCACCCGTGATGGGCATGAGATAGACATAACTGAGCATGTCACCCTTTCGCTCGAAGCGGACAGTGGACATACCATTGTTCGAGACGTTGCCCTGAATGACCTGACGTTCGACAGTTTGGGAGAAGTTTGTATGACGTTTATAAGTGGATCGGAAAAAGCTGACCTCGGGCTGGCCTACGAGGTGCACATCCTGAGCACCTACGGCGACGAGTTGGGCAATACCACCAGACATTTTATATTATAGCAAGAGTTTATTTTTTCATGAAAACCTGGCACACTGTCTCAACTTTTTGAAAATATAAGTGTTACACATATATATTTACTTTCATTGGTAAGTACAGTAGAACCAGTATGAATGGTATTCCATGTAGCTGGCAACACTAGTGATTTTCCAGCCTCTGGCTTCGCAACAAATCCATCTATAAACTTAGTTTCACCACCTTCAGTAATTGTATTTAAATACGTTATTATAGATAACAATCCCCTGTACCCACTGGGTGTATCTTTTGTAGCAACGGAATCATTGTGCCAAGGATATCCATTACCTTGATCTATTTTAGAAATTACATATCCACGATCAAACATTCCATTACTTATACAACTAACATTGCGCTGTGCATCTTTGAGATTGGTTTTAATGGTTAAATACTCCAGTAGTTCTTCTAAATATATATTTACACACTCTGTGATTGATTCAGCAATTCGTGTATTAATATTACTCCAATCATCATAACTACTAATAAAAAGCTCCGTGGAGTTTTTTAATTCGGTGTCCACTATGTTACGATTATATTGAACTAAATAACCCCTTTGCTTTCGCGAATCTTCGTCAAACTTTTTGATTATATCTTTACACAAATCTTCGGAAAATACATTTGGAATCTGAGAAATCAGAGAGTCGTTCATTCTAGTGTATATTAAAGTTAAATGTTTATATACATGTAATGTTCTCAATCGAAAGTATATTTCCAACGCCCGTGGGGTGTGTCATACGTGAAAAAGAATTCACGGAAAAGGAACTTGAAATTTTTGATATGTATCTTAGTGATCCAATCAAAAATGGGAATCACGACTGTAATAATGAATCAACTCGTGAAATACGTGTTCTGGATAACGAAGGTTTGCAGGAACTAAAAAACGAACTGACTGAATATTTAAATGAGTTTTTCCAGTTGGTGTATAAACCAACAACAGATGTTAAATTGTATATCACCCATTCATGGTTGAATGCTACTAAGTATGGACAGATGCATCACCAACATGATCATGCGAATAGTTTAATATCCGGAGTTTTGTATATTAATTCTACTGATACAGATAACATATCATTTATACGATCACACCCTCGTCAGCCACTTGGTAGCTTTCATATAAACAGTTACGGTACT